TATTCTGCCTTTCATAGTTCTTATGCCTTTCTTGGCATAATACTTTTGAGCAGAATCCAAGAGTTCCATATAATCTCTTGTGCTTTCTTTTTCTTCAATTACTAATGTTTCTAAGTCTAAATAGATTGTTGTTGTCATGATCTTTTCCTCCTTATGACATACAATAACATATATTGCTATAGTTTATAGTCATACAGCTGGACTATGTTGCTAAACCTATCTAATTACTTATAAATAGGAACAGCAATCTTATCGCCTGGTTTAATTTGACGACTTGTTGCTCCTCCTTCCATCTTAGCTGATTCAGCTACAGATGTTGCAACAGCTTCTCTGATATCGTAGTTGACATCAGAGTTACGATTAGCGTCTTCTATGATGCTTATCATCGTTTCACCATAAGTCACATGGTGAAGTTCGTAGTGATGTGGTTGCACTGGTTGTGCAAACCATACCATTGCTGCTGTTGCTACTGTTACCATTGCTACTGTTAATGTCTTTTTCATTGTTTCCTCCTTGGATGCTTTTAATGTCTTCCCAAGACTAATAATTAAAGAGCAGACATCGACATATGTGTCTGCACGGTCTCGAGGCCCAGCTCTCCCTCGAATAACACCCTGAATCAAAGCAGGGGGGGCGAACTTTAGCTCCGAGACCACTTATATATAAAACACTTACCTCCTTCACCAGAAACCAAATTTTAGCCCTATATAGGAATTCTCAATTAGAGACACAAAAATGAGAAACTCAAAAATAAAAATTTCAATTTTTCCTTCCATATAGGGTTTTCTCATTTAACAAACGCAACTGATAATATAACCTTAACCTAACAAACTTACACTCATTAAACAAAACAAAAAAAGAGAAAAGAAAGAAGAACTTCATCATAAAAATATACACACAAAAAATTCTCCTTATATAGCGAACATATGTACGATGCAATAAAATAAAAGAAAACCCGTGGCTCCGTAAAATCCAGGTCGCCACGGGTTAATGTTATTATTTCAACTTAAATATATTGGTAATAACACTATCGACTAAAATTTTATTATATTCTATACGATTAAATAGGATAAATGCTATAAGAATACATCGTTTATCTTCTTTACTTAGTCTATATTTTATTTTCTTATGTCGCATAACGGTACATACGTCATATGTATTTCTAAGCTGCCATACTTGCGCTTTAGGATGTAATCTTTTCATGATCGCATAATAATAATTGAATATCATGAAAACGAGAAATCCTTTGTCCTGAACGCGGTAATTAATATATTTTTTATGTTCTTTAATTAACTTGCGTATAAAAAGTACTATCTTGATTTCTCGAGCTCCGTTCATTACTGTCATTATTTAAATCCTTTTACTCAATACAACTTCGTCATAAAATTTACACATGTCGTCGAGTATCTTATTATATGTAATCATAAAGTGATCTACTGCGTTCTGTTTAAAATAATATAATATAACGACCTGAATGAAAACTTTAACATTGTCGGCTAACGGTATCCGACTTTTAGAATATTTAACATATTCACTAACTTCGACAAAGTTCGTATCAGATAAATGATCGTGCCAACTATCTTTAAAATCGTATAATAAACGATGTGCTATATTATATATATCAGCTATCATAACGTAACGATCTGATGGATAATTAATCCTCCAATGATTTAAGTGAAGAAACTGATTTATATAAAGTATCATATCTTCTTTTAGCTTGGCGCAATATATATCATATTCTTCTTCGTTAAGATATTTAGTAATGCTCATTATTTAAATTTCTCCACATAATGCTGAGCTAGATCGACAAGATCTTTTAATTTAGAATCTTCATATTCCACTGCGTTATAGTTAAATAACGCAATGTTTATTATTTTCTTTTCTTTTTTAGACGGATAATATTTATTTTTTGCTTTATGAGACATAACGAGATTAAAATGAAATTTCGACGCAATCGGTTGTATTCTATCTCTCGGATAAGATACTTTAAACATAGAATAAAATAAATTATAAACGAAATGTACGACGAAACTTTTATCATATATCTTATATTTTCTATATCGAAAATTAGAATTAATAAGTTTATACATATATTCTACTATTCCTTTTTGTCTGTCCATTCAAATTTCCTCTTCAAATAAATTTTTACTTAGTCTTATGATTTTTTCAGAAATAAAAAACAAAAAATCATAATCATCCTGATGATAACAAAAAGAAATCAACGTAATCAATTTGCGATATTTTTCTGGTAAAACATATTTCGTGTCTTGTTGTATTAAAAGATGAGCTCTGATAGAAACAACATTTTTTAATACATGATGACCCGGCGATAATTCTCTTATTATATCTTTATAAATATAATAAATAGTACAGACTATATTTTCAGAAGTTTTATTTGTATACCTAGATTTAGCTGATTCTATAGAGTTTATATATTTAAGTACGGCTATCGTTCTATTTTTGGCATTCATATTTTCCTTCTCGTATAGTTTTACAAATTTTATCGGATAAGTTCCATGGCAGATCACGAATATTATTATATAATAGATACGTAATTTTTATATAACGAAGTGCTTTTTCGTCTTTAAATTTTGACAATGAGCGGTAGGCGCTGTCGGTAATAACTTCTCTTACGTCTTCTTCATTTGCATCGCTAAGATTACCATAGCGTACATTAACGAATTCTGCTAGCACATCGACTAACGTTCTATATAAATAAGATACTACACGAAATTTATTTAAACTATTATTAAATCGCCAAGAATCTTCATCGACCATTTCGTACAAATAAAATATTAGAGAGGCTCTAGTTTCGTAATAATCCATTATCTAACCTCATTTTTTTAATTATCGTATCATTGTTTTCTATATTGCGATACTTACTATAATATAAGATACTAAGCTCGATTAATTTCTTCTCGCTACGCTCAAGCATCTTTTTATTAGTACAATCTATAATATAATAATAAACAGGATTATAACTTATCGATCCGAGTTTTAAATAATCGCTATGCTTAAAATCGGCAAGCACAAGCACCGATATATTATAAATATCGGCTACTTCATAATATTTTGGTTTATAATGTTCTAAAGTCCACCATGTCTTATACACGATAGAGGCAATATAATAAATGATATCGAGCTTAAAATTCTCAATATTGTGTATACTTAAAGAATTTAACATCTCGTACTCCTCTTATTTTATCCTTGTAAAGATTAAAATATCGCTCATCACACCTATTAAACATATAGAACGAATTAACAAGCATCATAATCAATATTTTAGTTCGTTTACCTATAATATCATAATTAGTAAATTCTTTATGTATAAGTCCTTGAAAATCTAAAGAATACGATCGCATTTCGTTGTATAACGATATATTGTGTTCGTCTCTTACGATATTCATTAATAGACGAAAAGCTTCGTTCGATCTTGGCAAAAAATCGAGAGTGCCTCGAGTATAAGGAGCTAGCTGGACTAGCATCATAAATAAAAATTTATGAATCATAGCGGCTCGTGGATATTTCATACTTTCCTCCATTCTTAAATTAATTGCTTATAGATTACTTCTTTAAAAATAATATAAGCTTCCTCCTGGTTTACTGGTTTTTTAATTAAAAGAATTTGTTCAGTAAGATTAAGAATTTCTTTTAAATTATTATTATCTAAAATCTTTTCTATAATGTCGGTAATAAATAACGATGGACCATAAGAATAATTATAACCGTGATTAACTTCCTCGGTTAAATAAAAAATATTTTTATCATAGCGATAATGTATATTATCTAATAGAAAATCATCCATTATCGATCTGTACCACATATCGACAATAAGTGCAAAGGTGTCGATTTTAAAATAACATTTAGCAGAATATTTAAAATTAATAAAACGTAATAATTCCTTGGCTTCTTGTTTACTCATAATAAAAAATCCTCCATATGAATAATAATTTTATAATGTTATTATATCATATGAAGGATTAAAATCAAAGGTTAAATACGCTTACGTCGTCGCCATTTGGAGTGAGACCACGCATATATAAAGTATTACCTTCGACAAAAAAAGATTTTACTTCTTGTTCTCCCTGGTAACCAGCAATAACGTCAGTTGCTATGCCTTTTATTAAGATGGCAAAACAACTTGTCCAATAATCATACCAACCGCTATCATTATCAGATGCTCGTTGTTGAATAGAAGAATAAACGATAATTTGATCCCAGTTTGCCGGAAGATCGCAAACTTTAAATTTTGGCTTAGAGCGGGATCCTCTATTATTCCTAACAGTAACACGACCGCTCCAAATTTTATTAGCCGAAATCTTAGCGAATGTCGAGCCACCGCCACCGCCTTTAGGGATATTATTTACTTTACTATTCAAAGCATCAATTTCTTCTTGAAGGGCGAATTGTTTAACTTCTTTTGTCGTAGAATTATACCAACCTGGACGACTAACACAACATAAATTAGTTTCGTAAGTGTTCCCGTCATAATCACCTAAGTCGAGATGGGCCTTACCTTGCGCTATTTCTTCAAGCGTAGAGCCAGAACCGATACGATGGTATTTACCGGTGCCAGGACCTGTTTCCACAAGAATCGGATTATTATAAGCAAACTTAATAGGACCAGTGATAGTGTCGCCATTTTTATTTAACTTATTATCTAACTCTGTCGTTAAACTTCCGGAAAGTTTTTCTTTCGTAACAGAATGATCTCGTAATTTTCGAGTCGTAACACTAGCATCGGGATGATCAAGCTCTTCTAAAGTACGATGTTTAGATAATTCTGTTTTGAGATCGTTAAGTTTTTTAAGTGCTCCGCTACCAGCATCGTCTAAAGAAGATTTCAATTCGCTCTTTAAATTATTTAACAGCGAGTCTATCTGATCTTTTAAATAATATTTAGCGATAAGATCGCCCAGCAAGTTATCGACTTGATCTTTTGTATAATGATCTTTTAATAGTTTAGCTTTAGACGGAAATAATTTATTTAAGAGAAACACACTTAATGCTTTATCTTCACTAAAGTTTGATTCGCCATCGATGTATTCGTCGGACGAGATAACTTCTTTTTTGTCGACATGCTGTACTCGATCCTTAAGGCGATTAAGCATCTCGGCACGTTTAGGTTCGCTTTCGCGGACACTAAACTCATAATCGTATATATTAGTTTCTGGCATATGAATATGTCCTTTCGTAGATTTAAAATATATACTACTATATTACAGAAAAAATCCCCGCACTAAGTACGGGGATATATCTTTATTATAAATGATCGTTAGGTTGCAACGGGATGATACGCCAAGATCCAGGGCCTTCAGTAGACTCTGCAACATAAAGCGTATCATTAACTATTATCATTTGTCCAGCAAACGCTGGTGCTTGTGTAACATCGGTTGCCATAAGTTTGTCGATGCGAACATAATCTTTTAATCTGTCACCGACATCGGCAGCATTAACGACCCATTTAGTACCGTTCCAGAATACCGGCATATCAAGTGTCGTATCGAAATACTGTTGACCGACAACTAAGTGTTCAGTCGGACGATTTTCTGTCGAACCAGAATGGATAACCGGGATAGTCTCGTATGTCATATTAGACATAATATTAAGATTAGACCCAGGTATAAAATAAACTTCCATACTAAAATCGGCCGGAGTATTAACAACATCAGCTTTATAAACTTCCGGGATACGAAGCTTCATTGTTTTAGCTGTAGGATCGGCTTCGATGATAGGGAAATTACCTTTACCTAACGCACCTAATTCGGCTCCGACGCCAACCGGTTTACCAGCATGAGAACCGTTTTGCCATGTCGGATATACGTCGAATCCGACTGTCATAGTACGATCGCCATGATTAACGACGGAAGTCGGTTTATCGTGGACGTATTCTGTATCGGTCGTATATTTATATGTCGATACATAACCTAAATGACCGGTTGCTTTAGGATCAGATTCGATATATAAGTCACCGGAAATACCAGCCGCGTAACTGCTATAATCATTATCTTTAGCATCCATCTTCGGTTCGCCTTTTGCGTTAAAGTAAATAGCAGAACCTTCTTCTTGGAATAACTGATTTTTTCTATAAGCACTATTATTAGGATCACGAATCGAACGATCTCGGCCTACGAAAATTCTTGTCTTAGCATTTTCTTCGGCACGAACTTCGAATCTTCGATTTACATAACCTTTAGCTCCATACTCATCGGTAGAACCTAAGTTAGTAAATAACTTTAATTTATCAGATTCTTCGACACCGTTAGGAGCAATCGATAATATAGGAGAATCGATCCAAGAGAATAAATATCGATCAGTAAGTGCTGCGAAGTTTTGAACAAAGTTAGGGAATTTTAAATTATTAACTTTAATTTCAGCTTTATCTTCATTATTAGACTCGATCTTAATAAATGGAACTGGATACTCTTCAGCCGGTAAATATTGAGCCTCACCTGCATGCGTAATATCCAAAGTAATATTATTTAACTCGGTAGAAGCTATAGCAAACACATCGAGAAGATTAGTCGATAGATTCCAGCGACCAGTCAACTTAAGATTGCTTAACTTATTAGTATAAAGCATAACGGACGATTCATTAGCTAAATCAAAATCATCGCTATAATGAATCGTTACATTATCGATATCGGCATAAGAATAAGAAGAAATACCCATGTTACAGTTATTAGAAATAACATTGCTAATCTTGATACCGACGCCATCTGTAGCCTCTATTTGTATAGCATATTGACCATAATCGCAAATAATATTATCAATAGTAGAATAATGTATTTCACGACTCAAATCAATATTTTGACCTTGACCATCTTTAGCATTAGCCATCTTCATATTTTTTAAGACAAGATTATGATAGTGAGTATCGAAATTATTGTCGTCTGTTATAAATTTAATATAGCTACCGCTAATATCTTCTCGTGCTACTTTAAAGGAGAAGCCTTGAATTGTCGTATTATATACATCACGATGTTCTCCGTTACCATCGTCGACGCGACTTAAAATAAAGCCGATAGTATCGACACTAGAATTAGATTCGTCGTGATCACAATTAATAACGGCACCGTGCAATGTTTCCGATTTAACGACTAATTCTTTACTACGATCTTCAGGACAAATAATTTTTACTTTGTCGCTAATTTTATAAGTACCGTCAGGGAAGAGAACTTCGGTATATCCTTCGGCATTTGCTTTAGTAAAGATTTCGTTTAACTTAGCTGTAACGTCAGTTGCACCTGTGTTATCGACGCCTTCAGTTACAACGTTAAGAGATCGCTTGTTGCCGGTTAAACTTTGAAGCTCCGTTTTCTTAACGAATAGTTCGTCGGTCTTAACTTTATTATAGATCGCTTTATCGTAATGATATGTCGTAAGCACGGTATAAGAATTAGTACCATTATAGTGTTTTAATTCTTTACCTAAGATGGTCGTAAGATTACGTTTATCGCCGACTTCCAAATTGTTATTAGCATTAATTTTAGCCATAACATAATTAGTAGATTTATCGACAGATTGACCGTGATAACCGACTTGGTTACCGACTACGATACCGTTATTTAAAAAGTCGTTATTAATATTATTAAAGTAACTTCTTGCAAAATCGTATTTATAAATACGAATATAGTCGTGGCTATTAGCTGCCATATAAATAGCACCATCGACTAATGCAAAGTCTTCGATCTCGGCCTTTGGTTCGAATTCAAGTTCGCGAACGATAGTAGCCGTATTATCGCTAATTTCGACTTCTACGATACGTCTCATTAGACTGAATATAATTTTATTGCCGATGAATAAAGCGCCGTTAGAGTCGTTATTTTTCTCGTTTACGGTAACGATATATTCTTTACCGTTGGTTAAATCGCTATTCGCATAAATACGAATTTTTCGAGTACTGTTATCGGCTCCAGGAAGAATACTTGCATACTGACCTGTTACCGGATTATAGCCGACATTATAAAAATTATCGGTATAATCTTTGTATTCGCCAGGAGTTAAATCGTCCTGAAGGGAGTAAATTCGATTACCGTTAGCTGCGCCATTCGTAGCCCGTAGTTTACCATCATAAAATAGTGTATTACAATGGCCAAGTTTATCGGCACCAGTATTCTCCGCGCTTCGCGCGACCGTAAAATCTTTATTTAACTCATATAAGATTTGTGTCGTACTATCAGCATTAATACAAGCTACGATAAATTTTTCTGTTTGAGGATTATACGTAAACCCTTGGCACTGATTTACCTTTTCTTTATCGAAAGGAACTTCGGCTACGAGAGCGATATTCTCAGCATATTGCATAACCGGCTTTTGATTCTTCTTAAGAATAGAACTTAAACCTTGAGCAATTTCAGAAATAATAGACATAGTGTCTCCTTATTACAAATAATTAATTCCGTTCATCTTAGCAATTTCACGAGCACGGTTACGAATCCAATTGCCACCAGCAGTATGTAAACCGTCTTCAGTACGAGTATGGCATTCTGGAACGAGGATATCAAGATCCCAACGTTCTGCTGGATAATCGTATAAATCTTGTCGTGCCAAGCAACGTTCACCGTGAGTAAATACTCGACTTAACGGTAAGCCCCAAGATACGCAACATAAATAAATTACAGTTGCCATTGCTTCGAGTTGTAACGCATTAACTGGTTCTGCACCTGGTACGTATGTAGAGTAACCAGTGAAGCCATCACCATTTAATTCAGAACCATAATTAGAGCATGCCGAGATGCCAAAGTTATTTGTATTTTCACGATAACAGTGACTAGCACGATTATCTAAATCTTGCATTACATGTACATTACCAGATCCATCGATACACATATGATAATCATCGAACAACTGGTCGTAATGACCAGCTGTCCAATGAAGAGTAATCATAGTATTCGAAGAACCTTGTTGTTGGATAGTCTGATATACGTTTTTAATAACGTTATCACGGACTTGTTTTAATTGTTCTTCGTATGTCATATATTAATTCCTATTGTGGTTTACCGTAAGCCTGCATGAACAAATCTATAGAGAAATGTAAATTTGTTGGAGCAAAGTAGAAAGCTCCAACATTTCTACTGCGATTACTATTAAATATTTCTTCGCTTAGATATGTTCCATCTTGTTGCTTAGTCATTTTAGAAATTTTAGATTCTTGATAAGCCTTAACAAAAAATTCTTTGCCGCCGAAAACATTATTTGGATCAGAAATTTTTAATTTAAATAATCCTCCCTCGATATCGATAAATTTTAAATTTTTAGTCATATTAATATAACTAAAGAAATCGTTATCTAAAATTTCTGGATAATCAGTAAAATCGTTATTTCTATAATTAAATGTTAAATCTAAATCGATTGGAACAACTCCATCGAAATAAGTGTCAGCAGCTTTTAATGCAATGCCACTTTCTAACAATTTAAAAATAAGAGGATAGAAAGCAGGAACTAATTTCTCTTTAAAAAAAGTAACGATGTTCGCATTTTTTAATCCTTTAGGAAGCACATCCATGCGAATATCTTGAGACGGTGTTCCTGGAGGAGTCGGCACACCTGGCGGCAAACTAGGTCCTTTTTTAAATAATACAATTTCGACATTTTTAGGAGTATTAAAATTAAATAATAGTTCGTTATTATTTTTTAATACAGGAGGTACTCCTGGAGGTAAATCAGTTACATACTCCTTCTTAACGTTATTTAAAGTTTTAAATACATTTGTTAATGTCGGAATTTCGGTAAAAGTAATTTGTTTATTGTATGGAATAGTAAACTCATTACTTAACACAAAATTAAGATCGAGATTTTTAACTTCGCTAAGTTTAAAATTCTTTTGATATACACCATCAGATTGTTTATCTAATGTACCATTAAAGATATTAAATACTGGATTAATATCTTTAATATACAAATTATTTTTTAACCCCGGATTGAAAACATTGTCAATAGCTTTTACTTCTAAGTTGCCAGTATCATCGTTATAAACAATGGATATATTAAATTGATTTTCATCGCCGTAACCAAGCAAGAAAGATTCTTTAGAAATAAATCTAGTGTTGATAATTTCATCAATATATTCTTTACCTAAGTTCTGATCTTTTTTATTTTTAAAACTAATATGCTGACTAACGAATGGACGCTCAATTAAATCTTTAATTGTGTTCCAGTCAATATTAATTTTACAAACATCTTTTTTGCTAACGACGTATTCTTTGTTAAACAAAGAGAATTTAATAGAATCTTTCATATGATTAACAATTTCGAAACGATTTTTTTCTTCGTTCCAGAATACGTCGATATTCATCTTTTCAATCGGCACATTGAATTTTTCAAGAACGCCCACGTTAGGGTTTTCTTTATCATTATTTGTATGTAAGAACCAATGAGATTCTAATTCGTTAATTAGTTCTTGTGGAGTTTTGTTATTAGTATATCCAGAAGGTTTTGTTTCGCTATATGCAAAACTTACGATAGCTAGATAATCATCGTTAGGATATCCATCTTTTAAAATAACGGGTACGGTAAGATCGTTGATCTCACCGTTGTCATCGAATTTAGATTCGACACCGTTTACTTCGACATAAGATTTAAATGGACCAGATAAGGAGACAATATAATTATTCCCTTCTTTTTTCATTTTAACGATACCGATTTTAGAAGGGTTCGTAATATCGTCGCTAATAACTTCTTTTAAATAATGAGCGACTTCTTCAGAAAATGGAGCGTTCTTACTTTTTAAAATACTTTTAAGTATTTCGTTAAATAATAAAACTTTTGTTTCTTCGATGAGACTAGAAATCTCTTGAATTTGATTATTTTCAGACATATTGAATTATCCTTTTAATTATCTATTATAAATGATCATAATATTCTGTCGAGATCAAGATACCAGATGCTTCAAGTGCATCACGTTCGCTAAACAAATATTCTGCTAAACCTAAATCTCTTTCTACGTTGTTTTGTGCACTTGTATTATAGTTTATAAGAACGTGACAATCTCCATCTTTTTTATAAGCTTTAATAGAATTAATACTTTTTATTCCTGGGCTAAAATTAAATGTTCTCGACGTTCTTGAATATTTATCGCCACATAAAGTAAAAGTTAAATTATCTATATTCTTTGGCAAATTATCAGATGAAAGAAGATCAACAGCTCCAGATGCTTCTGTATCAGAAATAGTTTTATATATATTATCGACAGTATATAAATCTCGATTAAGATCTGTACGGTATCCATATTCATTCTTTGCTAAGCTACAAGATTTCCCATTAAAGTTAAATGCTTTAAGCTCTTCAAAAGAATAATCATAATAAAAAGCAAATTGATCGGTAAGACTACGAATGCAATTTTGATTCAAAATATTATATGAATAAGGATGATTAATTTCTTTTGTCCAAGGATAATTAAAGTTATTTTTAATCTTTAATTTTATTTCAGTTATATCTGGTTTTATTTTCGATAAAAGATCGACAGTAATCTTAGAGCCAAATTCTCTAGAATTTTGTCCAACCGGGATAGTTTCTGTTTCGCCTAAATATTCTATTTCTAATGGTTCATGATAATTATTTACGATATGATGTAAATAATTATCATCATCACTAAATAGTTTTTCATAAAGGAAATAATGTTCATAAAAAACTGATGGAAGATCTGTTTTTGAATGATCCATTGCGAAAGGAATTTGTGCATTTGTTTTTAAATTAATATTGTCTTTAAACTTGCCTTCATAATCAAAAGAAATAGGAATATCTGTTACAAGTTCATTAAATTTTTCAGCAACTCTTGTAGCTTCATTAATGGTTGCTTCGCCATTTTCATTTGTCGTAAATTTAAACCCTTTTATATTATATTTTGTATTAGAAAGAAGACCAGTAATCTTTAACTTGCTTATATCATTTGGAATAGATACGAATGGCCGGTTCGGGAAAAATATACTAAACATATTGCTAGCGAATAAATAACCGACTTCGACATGATTAATATCAGTATTAGTTTTATCCACAGAAAGAGTATTTATACATTTTTTTAAGTATTCACTATCTTCAGGTTTTTGATATGACGTTTGTAATTTCTTATTTTTAGGAGCCCACAAGAATTTAACATACGGGAATGGATTTTCTTCGTCGATATTAGCCTCAATAGTAATAATACTATCTTCTGGAACATTATGAGGAACATCGTTTATTTCTAAATAACTAAAAGGTTGAGCACTAATATCAAAAATATATTTATTTTCTTTTTGAGTAACATTGTTAATTCTCAATGGAGCAATACTCGTATATCCTTGAAGCACTATTTTTAGATAATATACGATTTCTTCTGGAAATGGAGCATTATTTTCTTTTAATGCTTTTTCTATTAAAGAAACAGCTGTATAAGGTTTATAGGCCGTAATCTCATTAGCTATATCTTGTATTTTATTATCAGGCATTTATATCTCCTTAACTTATACGTTTCCACATATTAACGACGATATATGGAGGCATATTATTGTGAGGTTGGTTTTTACCAGATGGTAACATATTTATATTTAAATTGATAGTATGATTATGAGAAGCATCAATAACATAATTTCGTCCTGGTGAAGAATTTCCACCATCCTTAGCATGAATTCCATATTCACTTTCTTTTGAAACTATTCCAAAACCATTTCTATATGGAACATCTGTTATGTCTCCATTTGGTCTAATAGATGAAGAAAATTTGCCAACTAATTTTGCTGTACTTGTAGTATTACCATTAATATTATTAACATCATGACTATGAGAAGCTAATTCATCTTCTGTTAAACGATGTTCTTTTTCGCCACCGACTTGTCCGAGGTTAAAGCCATCACCACTATTAACTAGCATACGACCAGAAGGCATACGTTCCCAGCTGCCACCAAAAATAGCAGATGGTTCAACGTTATTTATATTCATATAAATAGAACCAACTGGATATAATTGACCAGCTAATCGGTTAAGTTGATCGAGCGCTGAACTTAATTTTTTATTTAACTGTCCTACAGTTACCGCATCGTTAGCTTCGATACCGTCTGCGACATTACTAATAATACGTTTAGTCGTATCGTTGCCGACAGATACTTGATTGTTAATAGCCGCTACAGAATCCGCACCTAATGCAACACTGTTTTTACCAGTTGCTGAAGCATTAACGCCAACGGAAGTACCACGGCCCAAAATAGAATTACCGATAGACATTGCTTTATCTCTGAGCTTGTACGCAATTGTCGTAGCGATTTTTGCACGACCGCTCTCAGTAGATATAGAAATATTATCACCAGCAATAATGCCATTAACACCTGTTCTTTCATCGATCTCCTCTTTAGTATACGTTTCGTCACGACCCATAAATAATTTAGCTGTTTGCGTCTTTGTATAATAAGGACTTAAATCGACTTCAGCACTAATTTCATTATCGCTATTAATGCTAATAGATTTACCGGCTTTTAATTTATTTTGTTTCGATTCTTTTAAATTTTGAATATCTTCAAAATTCTGAATCATTTCATCGGGATCTTGAATATAGATCTCGCTTTTTTTATATTTATTATTACTCTTAACAGTCCTTAATTGCAATGCATTTAAAATATTGACCTTAAGAGATTCAACTTTTAATTTATTCACGCCATAATCCTTTCGTTAATTAAATAACAGATATACATTATATTACACCATTATTTAACTAATCTAAAGAAATTAATGCGATTTGCAAGCATACATCGAGATGGATTCTTAGCTTTATTTACGCCTCTAAACTTATAGCCTAAGTAGATACTTTTTTTAAATAATCGACACCATCTACGATCATCTTTAATACAGAAAATTTTATTCTTCATGTCGACAGCAACGAAATAGTCTTCTTGGTCGACATATACTTTTATATCTCGAGGATGTACATATTTACCGAAAATATAATAAGCAAATCCATATCCACAATTTCGATATAGCCAAGCACATCGACATATATATCGCTGGAACCATTCTTTAAGAGTAAAGTTTCCATCAATTACATCGACATATCCTGGGATCATATACCCATCGCCTTTATTCTCGAAATGATATAGATAATGTTTATTAAAATCATAACGAGCAAACTTAGGTATGTTGCCTTCATATATCATCCAAGCAACATCGAGACAATTATCGTATGTTTGCCATAATTTAAAAATCTTAGGAAGATTTCCTTTAGTATCGGCAAATAAAACGACGAACCAATTTGTTAGATAGCATAATGTCATGCAGAGCAAATTTGCTCCGCACAACACTAACCATTTTAAATAATACTTATTCGGCATCATTTTTTTCCTTATAGCTACCAACTTCGCTATTATATTTACTATTAATAAATTTATTAGCGATTTGAGTAGCAGCAGAGCCACCGCCAGTTAAACTAGCAAGCGTTTCATAATGTTGCCAATTGTGACCGGTAGCAACTAAATATAAAGTTACTCCGATCAACAAAAGCAACAAGGAGAAAGAGATGACACGCGTATAACTTAACTGTCCGTTTTCAAATAACATCATTCTAAATAATTTAGTCATCTTTCTTTTCCCTCAATTTAAGCTTAAGTTCGCCAAGAGAAACAGCCTCTAATCGATTCAATACAGCGTCGTCGAGTTTAGAAATTATATCCTGATTATATTTTATCAACATATAATTTTCTTTAAAACTCCACAACTCAGTCATAATAACTACTAAATAGCATATGATAGAAATAGCATCGACTAACTGAGCAAATCCACTATGAACCGTAATCGGTATCTTAATTACGTCGATACCGAAGGCGAATAAGCATAATAAAGAATATTGAAAAAGTTTAAAAACAAAGCCGCGATAAAACACGCGGCTTGATTTTTGCTGTCCCCAACCACCCCAGAACACTTCTATGATGGTCTTGTAATGCCATAAGCTATGTTTAATTATTGTTAAACTAAATAACTTCATTATCGTATCGATAATAATAAGGATAAAGCTTATGCAAAAAAACATAACTAAGCGTTCTACGGCATCGGGGGCATAATTATTTAAAAATGTGAAAAAGTTAAATAATTGCATAGTCTTTTCCTTAAAGTGTAGACGAGAGAAGATTTAGAACTCTAAGGAAAGGCAATATATTATTCACCTTTTAATGCTTTAATTGCATCGAGAATAGGTTGCAAGTCAGCTTGAGTGATAAAGCCTTTTTCTTTTAACTTAGTTTCGATATCTTCAAGTTTTAAATATTTAGCTTCTGCTTGAGCTTGAGTTTCGTAAGCACTTAAATCTGGAGCATGGATTCCATCTACAGTATTTTTCAATTCTGTGATTTTACCTTCCAACGCTTCTTTAGCTTCATTAACTTTACCTTCAGCAGTTGTAACAGCACCATTGACAAGAGCCTGTGCAGCTTCTTCGGTAACTAACTCGCCTTTAAGTTCAGCTTTAGCGTTGTCAATATCTTCATGAGATGCATAGCCTTTGCCGGTAAGGATTTCATCTAATTTAGTTTTTTGATCTTCAGTGAAATCTGTAGGAGCAGCTTTGCCTTCTAATGCAGTTACACGAGTATCGATAGCTGGAACAGTAGTATCTTTTAAAGTATTGATACTAGCTCTTAATTGACCGATGTTAGTATCCATGCTTGCACTATAGCTACCAAGATCTGCATTTGTAGCATAGTTTTTATCACGAAGGATAGATTCTACTACACCTTTTTGATCTTCTGTTAAAGTGTCTTTTGGACCATATTTAGCATCGGATTCAGCTTTCTTAGCATAAGGAGTTAAGTCAACACTTACGCCAGAAGCTGTAACAGTTTTAGTACCTTCGTCATAAGATAAGCCAGAACCGAATGTTAATTTATCTTGTTTACCGGCAATAGTCGGATCAGCTTCGATAATATCGGTTACGCCTTGAGCTGTTACATAAGTACCTTTGGTAGCATATAAACCATCGGCAGTATCTTTATCTAAGAACGCTTTTGCCGTAATAGCATTGTTGATAGCGTTAGTAAATGCAGGACTAGTAGCAACATTATCTAAATCGCCACGAGTCATATAATCGCCACGAGCTTGGAATACGTTTTGAGCAGCTGTTAAATCAAGTTTACCAGCAAGAGCCGTATTCACTTCATCGATCTTAGATTTGTTTTTACCGATTTGATCGTCGACATATTCGATAGTAGCATAGTTACCTACGCCTTGATATAAACGATCGGATTCGTCTTTAGTGATATAACCATCTTTAAGAGTTTTAGTTAACTCTTCTTTAGTAACGTAATTACCTTTAAGTTGGAAGATACCTTTAAGAGTTTCCAAATTAGTCGCAAGTTTAGCATCGATAGCAGCATCTGTTTCGTCAGCTGTCATCATATCGTCTTTAATACGAGCGATTTCTGTACCGTATGTATCGCGAGCCCAATTTGCAAATTCTACTTTAGTTTGATAAGCAGCAGCAGCTTCTTCAGATTTAGTTTTAATAGCTTCTTCTAAAGCAGTTTTAGCAGCAGCTAATGCATTTTCTTGAACTTTAATTGCAGCGTTAAGAGTTGTTTTAGCTTCTTCTAAATCGGTAGTAGCTACTTTATCGGCTACTTCATCTTTTGTTGCTTTCTTAGCTAATTCAGCAAGAATAGATTCTACAGAAGATTTATTATCGTTAACACCAGATTGGATATTAGCAATAGTTTGAACAGCATCTTTAATAGCGCCTAATTTGTTGTCGACAATACCTTCGACTTGAGTTTGAGTCAAGCCAGAACCACCAGCAGCGATAGTTGCATTATCTAATTGTTGTTTTGTCGCAAATGTATCGTCGGCATATTTTTTAAGTTCAGTAGCTTTCGCACCAATTTCAGTCGTTACGTCAGCTTTTTTAGCAAATACATCTGCATCATTCTTCGATACATATACATCGCCAAGACCGGCAACAGCAGCAGAAATATCTTCTGTTACTTTAGCAGCTTTAGCATATGTATCAAGATCGGCAGTATGAACCAAAGTATCTTTATCGAGGCCGTTAATCAAAGCTTCATTAGCATTAGCTTTAGTTTTAACTTCTTCTAAAGCAGCAGCTGTAGCATATTCGCCTTTAGGTTGATAATCACGATCAGCAGCTTCTTTAGTTACATATTCGCCTTTTTCTTGATATCCAGCTAATTTATCTGTAAGTTTAGTATCGATCAAGTTAGGAACGGTAGCTGTTTCTAAAGTATTTAATTTATTATCCACTTCGTTGGCTTTAGCTTCGAACACAGCTTTATCGGCTTTGTCCGCTAACGCTGTTACGTCGGCTTTGCCTAATAAATCAGAAGCATTTTTATCGGCTTTAGCTTGAACGGCAGTTAATGCACTAACATCAGCTTTGTCGGCAAGTTTTTCGTTAAGTTTAGCTTCGCCTACGAATTTTTCTTGAGCTACGAGAGCGTCGACAATTTCTTTTACTTTATCGGCTACAGCTTGTGCATCAAGGCCTGTGCCAGTACCACCATTAAGAGCAAGGTCGTTAACTTTAGTTGTTAATTTACCAAGATCTTCAATAGCTTTTTCGACTTTAGCTTTAGCGTCTGCCAAGCCTACTTCGTTTTCAGTTGCTTTAGCTTTAGCTTGTTGAGCAGTCGTATTTACTTCACGAACAGCGGCGTCCGCTACATCTTTAGCAGCTTGAATGTCTTCGGCTACTTTAGTTTTATCGGCTTTATCGCCAAGTTTAGATTCAACGTAAGCTTTTTCTGCATATTCAGCAAGAGCAGTTACGTCGGCTTTTGCCGCCAATTTTTCGTTAACTTCATCTTTAGTGAATACTTTATTTAACTTATCCAATACAGCAGTTAAATCAGCATGACCAGCTAATTGTTGAGCAAGATCTTTTAAGGATTGAAGTGTAGCTGGATCTAAAGAACCGATAGCTTGAACTTCGGCTTTAGTTGCATATTCGCCTTTTGGTTGATATGTTTCATCAGCAACAGCTTTAGTTACATAATTAACGAGAGCAGCTTCTACTTCTTTAGCTTTAGAGTCGGCAGCTTCGGCTTTTGTCTTAGCTTCAGTTACAGCTTCGCCAGTTTTAGCTTCAGCTTTTGCTTCTTCGGCTGCAGCTTTAGCAGCTTCAACAGCTTGAGCTAATTCATCTTTTGCGCCTTTTAATGCTTCTTTAGTAGCCAATGGTTCTAATGCAGCAGCATCAGCTTTGCCTTCGAGAGCAGTATTTGCTTTAGCAGCTTCTTTAGCAGCATCAGTAGCAGCTTGTTTAGCTTCGGCAACTTCGGCTTTGCTAGCTTTATCTTCGAGAGCAGTATTAACAGCTTCTTGGTCCGCCTTGCGGCTTAACGCTTTTTCGTTTTCTACTTTAGCTTGAGCCGCATCAATTTTCAATTTAGATACATCATCAGAGATACCTTTTACTTTAGCATCGTTAAGAGTATCGGCAGCTTTACGCTCAGCAGATTCTGCACCTACAGCAGCTTTGTTAGCAGCAACTTCAGCTTTAAGATTATCCAATGCTGCTTGATCAGCTTTAGTAGCAAGAGCAGTAGCGTCCGCCTTAGCGGATACTTCTTCTTTTGTAGCAAGCGGAGTCAAATCGCTAGCATTAGCTTTTTTAGCAAGTTCAGTTTCGATAGCAGCTTTATCGGCTTTATCGGCTAAATCAGATTTTTTAGCATATGTAGCTTCAACTTCAGCAGTTTTAGCGAACGGAGTTAAATCGACAATAGCTTTAACTTTTTCAGTAAGTTCAGCAGCTTTAACTACGTCGTCAGCAGTAGCCGCTTTAGCGATAGCTTTTTCAAGATCAGTATCTTTATCGTTAAGTTTTTTAATTAACTTATCGATAGCATCTTTATCATATACTTTATCTTTATCGGCTTTTTTAGCGATTTCTGCAATGCTATCTGGGTTATCGCGAAGCAGTTCAATAGCATCTTTTAAAGTTTTAAGATCTTTAGCAGATACGCCACCAGTCGCTGTTTCGAGTTCTGCTTTAGTCGCAAATTTAGCAGCAGCAGCTTCGTCAGCTTTACCTTGAGCTTCGGTAATTTTTTCAGCTACTTTAGCATCGGTGATATATTCACCTTTAGGTTGATATTGAGCAGCAGCTTCAACTTTACTTAAAAAAGTAATAACGTCTTGTGCTTGTTTAGCAGCAAGATCGGCAGCTACTTTAGCAACGGCAGCTTTATTAGCTTCGGCTAATACTTTATTAGCAGCAGATGCTTCTTTGTTTGCACTAGCTTGTTTTGTTACGTCTTCAACAGCTTTGTTATCGACTGGAGTAGTGGAACCACTTTGATTACCAGAACCACCAAGCTCAATACCTTTATCACGTTTTGGATCGTATAAACCAAAATGAGCTTTACCTACAAATTTTTTGGACATAGAATGTTATCTCCTTTAATTCCAATAAATTAATTCAGCACTAAGTCTGTTTTTCAAATCATCAATAGATTTATTTAAATAATCGTCGACTTGAACATGAATATATTCTTGCAATGCGTCGCCAATTATTTTTAATAACTGGTCTAATGTCGGTTGATAAATACGTTGATTCATTTGGTCGACAAATTTTGTTAACTCATCACGAACCGTATCTCTTACTTGATTAAAGTCCGGCTTCTTTTTAAGAGCTTCCATTAAATCTGTATAGGTATTAATAGAACCATCTTTTTCGAATTGCTTTAACGTATCAGCCCAGTATTCTAAATCATGGATATCTGGTTTATTATTAACGACACGAATAACTTCATTTAATTTATAAACCAGGTACTGAATACTCGTTTCATCTAACGAGGCTTGATCGATAAAATGTTTCATTCTCTTACCTCATAATTACGTTCGTAATAACTGACTGTTGATTTCCTGGTTCGATCGAACATTCGTCATCAGTGCATTTAATAAGAACTGCAAATTTTTCATTACCAACAGTAGTGGTCGAGTTCTTCTCTAAAATAGATACCGGAATAATTAAATCACCGATATTCGATTCTTCATATAAACCAGAAATAACGATTTCAGATTTATTGCTTAATAAGTATACAGAATAAACACCTTCATAACATAAAGTAGAGCAGGTATCATTTTCCAATAATACCTGCTCATCATTCACTAACAATTCATCTGATAAAGATAATGAATTAGAGCCATAAGAGATTACGTCTCCGTCAAATATATTTTTACCGTTTAATTTTAATTCTTTTACGAATAAATTGTTAACCATTATCTTATCGTTACGTTGGTTTTTATTAAGATACTCGCTATTTATATTACTCAAAGTAATACCGTTTTGGTCTAAATGTTCATTAATTTGAGTATGCGCTTGATTAATAATTTCAGATACATTATGATTTAAACTCATAAGCGAATCATTAATAGCGCTTAATGAAATTTCATTCATTGAATAGCATCCCTTTATCTTATAAAAATATTAGAAACCTTTTCGACATTATCGATAATTAAATTATTTTCTAGAATAGATACGATAATCGTTTGATCGATATCTTTATAAGTACCAGATTTTTTTACGATAAATAAATTAGAAACTTTATTATTATTTTTAAAAATAATATTTATTTCATGAGCATGAGATAAATCGATATTTTCTTTAACCGGGATTTCGACCCAATCATAAGAATTATCATTTTTAGATAATAATTTTGTTCCGTTATATAATTTACCGGACAATTTTCTGCCACCAAGCTCGATATGATCTTCATCGATATTTATACTTCCAATAATCTTTTGAGTATCCAAAATATCGATTGAATAATCATATCGTTTAGTTTTTTTATAGTACTGGTTATCGTCAATCGTATAGTTCTCGATATTAAGAGAAACCATATTATCGATAATATCATTTTTTCTAGTATTTAAATAATCTTGAATTTCGATAATTTTATTTTGTAAGTCGGCAAGGTTAACAGAGTCATCATGTATTAAACTAATCATATATTACCTTTTATATACTTTAAATTCTTTATCGGATGAAATAATGCCATCTTTTATCGTGATAAGATCATTCTTAAAATCTTTCCCGCAATAATTAATAGTTAATGGGATAGAATATCCGCTTACGCTAACCAAAATATAATAGTCGCCTTTTTCTAATTTAGATAAAGTATATTCTTTATATTCTGGTAATGCCATATCATAATTATTTTTAACGGATCGATTATTATAAGATAATCGTTGATCGAATGAAAGTGACTTATTGCCGATCAAGATTTCGTTAGAGCTAATCTTATTATTATTTAAAAATATAGATCCAGCAATATCGACAGTGTCGAGTGATAAATTATTTAACGTTTCATTTACCGAAATAAAATTATCGTAAAAATCTAAGGCATTAACATACTGATCGTTATCGATAACGGTTGATTCGAGGCTATTTATTTTAGAAATAAGATTATTAATTTCGCTTCTCAATGTATTAATATCTATCGACATTTAATAATATATCCTCCTAAACCATCCCAATAGTCACTATAGCTACTATGATGTTTTTTACGTTGACGCCAAATCTCATGAACTTCGAATTTCCAGTTCCATGGATTTTGATCGATACGAGAAATTGTTTGATAGTTCTTATCGCCGCCATAATAGTTTTGGAACGATACCGACATATTTGTCATCGGGCTTGAATTATCGCTAACTTCATATGGATTATATTTTCGTTTATAAGCATCTTTAATCATAAAGAATACTGTATGGAAATCATTTTTATATGGGTTATATGCATATACTTCACGCCAATCATTTTTGTTCGATTCTCCAATGGAATTACCGTCTTTCCATTGAGGAAGTTTTACGAATTTACGATAATTATTTTTAGTAATAATCGTTTTATCGGTAGCTAAACCATTATTATTTATTTCTAAATATTTATTATTGTCTTTTGCAATAACGAAAGGCCAAACAGAAATATCGACGCCATCAATCGTAAATAATACGCCATTAGATTTGTTAAATTTGATAGCTGGTTGATTTCCGGAATTAATCGTTAAATTACCGTTAAGATTTAAATCGTCATAACGAAGATAATCACCAGCATTATTTTTATTTAAAAACTTATTATCGGATTCTTGTTTCGTATAATATCCAGAAAGTTTATTATTAATGAAAGTCAATAAATCATCTATCGATGTCGGAACAATATTCGTCAAATAATCTTTCATTTGATTAATACGATTAGTATACTGATTAAGTAAACCATTAACGCCAGTTCCTTCAGCGGCATCTCTAAAAGATTTTATGGCATCAATTATTTCATTTATTTTTCTTACTTGTAAGAACGTAGTCGTTCTACTTCTTAAATGTTCTATCATCGCCATAACACCTTCATAACATTGCCGTTATTACGGCTTTGATTATACCCAGTAAATACAGGACCAGTCTTTTGGGTTAGCTTAACATAAGATGCTGTTACCTCGACACCGACCGTAGAATACGGAGTTAAGAATTTAATCGGAACTTCGGCTCTACACATATATACATAAGCTGGCGCAATACGATGATCGTTTTGTAGATCATGACCACCTTCGTGATATGTATTATCGACGATAAGAACTAAATCATTCCATTTCGCCGGTAACTGAACTGTTCCACCTATATTGTTAATAGAGCTATTTGGGATTTCGTTCCAAGCTGCCGGAATATAAGTACGCTCTCGTAGCTGGAAGATATCTTCACCTAGAGAACGTTGAGTACCGGTATTAATATTCTTAGCATATAGCTCAGATCCATCAGGATTAATTAATTTAAGCCAATCACCATCGATAATTAATTTTACACCGTTAAGAGTCATTAACGTGTTGCCATTTTTATGACCGGTAATCTTATTGTCGCCAGCAACTGTAAGTTTATGTTGATAGTCTAAATTTTGATTCTTTAAAATTGCATTATTTAAACTAGCTTTTGTTAAATAATGATCGTCTTGTTCTTGTTTATTAAAATAAGACTTAATAGTCTCATTAAATCCATTTTTGATATTTTCTAAAGACTCAGAAAAACTTTTTCTAGCATTATTATAAATTAAGTTAATTTTATTAAACTCTTTGATAAAGTCGTTTGTCGAAATTGTTTTATCAGAAGTATCTTTAATAATATCTTTTAAGCTATCTATAATTTTATTAATTTCTTGTGTCGCTTTATATGACACAGAAAATTTTTCCATTCTTTTTGCCATACAAAACTCCTATCGATAATAAACTGCTTTTATAATACCGTTAAATCCTTCTTTACTCCAATCAAGATTGATAACGCCATTCTGTAAATTAATCGTGCAATCACTATCCTTATAATAAGGCTGACCTAGACTTAATTCGATCAATATATGATTGATGTATAAATGCCCGTTATCATTGCCGTCATGATATTGATATACGATTAACATTTGATTCGCATCGTCACCGTATACTCTAGAATAATTTACGTTTCGAGTGTTTCGACTACCTGGAAGTTCGACCCATTCACCAGGAGAAATATAACTAACGCCAGTAACGATTTCTTGACCGTTGATATAAGTAATTCCATTTCGGATTTCAATCGGAACATTGCCGTCCGGAGAAATCATTTTAAAATATCCTGGACGGACTTCCCAACTGCCATTACCAAATTGAATAATTGGACCGTTAGCATTATTTAAACTAATATGACCGTTAGTATTAAAATTATTATTAATAGTTTCATCACGATCTTTACGTAAATAACTATTTGCAATAGAAGATGAAGCAAATAAATCATTACTATTAGCCTTAGTATAATAGCTAGATAATTTGTTGGCTATCGTATTTCTAAGATCATTTAATCGACTTTGTAGACCTTGAATAGCATCTTCGATTGCTTTTTTATTAGTTTTAATAAAGTCTAATAACGTTTGTTTCGTAACTGTTGTACCTGAAATACGTTTAAGATCTTCGATCTCAACATCAAATTCGTTGATCTTTGCGTTAATTTCGCGAAGACCAACAAGTTCTTTTAATTTTTGAATCATACAGAATCACCGTAATTCAATACATCGTTTTG